TTTCTCACCACGAAGAGCACGAAGAACACGAAGAAAGACTTATTAAGCCTTTGTGAAATCGACATAATATTGCTGCCCAAGTTCGAACATCTCTGCAGCCGCCAAATTCGCGCATCCCAGTTCCAGTCTGCCGGAGGGTGTAACCGTCCAGAACTTAGTATTCTCGTGATCCGGATCACCTTGGCCATAGACGGGAGACATTATTACTGTCCTGACCTCTCCATTGGCCCAAACTATAGGGTCACTCTCACCACGTTCTTTTTTGCCTCCGTCAACTGTAGGGACTCTGGTAAATATCCGCCGGATCTCGTCTACCTTGAATTTCGCCCTTACCTTATCCATTTGCTTTCCTTTCTTCGTGAGCTTCGTGCTCTTCGTGGTGAATAACCCTATGCCTTTACGGCGGCCTGCACCGCGCTTGCGAGCTGCTCGCGGATCTTTGATTCCATTTCGGCCAGGGCCGACCTCAGAAACGAATGCGCCGGGTAGTCGATCTTGCGGCTGAAGGCGCGAACCGATATCTGTTTCGAGCCTTCCTTGAGCGGCCTGCCGAAAGCCTGCGTAATCGTCCGCAGGTGCGCCTTTACGCTTTCGGTTCCCGTAAAGCCGTATTCGTGCCGGGCCGCGTAGGTGACGTTCGTGCCCACGGTCCCCGAGACCGAATCTTCCCCGATATCGACCTTCTGCGTGATGCTGCGGCGGAGGGTGCCTGTCCTCACCTTGAGCACCTGGCCGGAAAGCTTGCCGCTCATGACGTTGCCCTGGAGTTCGACGGCCAGGGACAAAACGGCCCTTCCGATCCCGTCTTTGAGCTTGCCGGGCATCGCCTCCAGGCGCGCCACAAGCTCCCTGTCTCCGACAATCCAGCCCTGAATCATGCGCGACTCCGTCGCAAGTGAGCAGTGAGCAGTGAAGAGTGAACAGAAAAGAATATCCCGCTTCTTGCTTCCTGCTTCCTGCTTCCTGCTTCCCGCTTCATACGGGTACCACCTTCTTGTAAAAATTGAGCATCGAGACCACGTCGGCAGGCATGTCCTTGATACTGAAATTGACCTGCATGCCTTGGATGACCTTGCTCTGCTCTCCGATCCGGTCGCGCTCGCGGAACCTCGCCGCGACCAGGTGTATGCATGCCTGCTCGACGTCGCCGGGAACCGCCGCATAGCCCGCCTGCCAGCCACATGAGATATTCTGGAAGCCGCGCGTGAAACGATACCCGAACACGTAAACGGCCCTGTCGTCGAACATGTAGCCGTTTTGCTGCGCGTTCGCCGCAACGGGTATCGCTTGGCCGTCGATGGAAAGGCTCGCAACCGAGATCACCGGGTACTGCGGCAAAACGAGCGTGTGGTTCCCGTAGCCGTTGAAGTTCCGGCTGTAGGAGCCGACGCCGATGGTCCTCGCGAGATAGTTCTCGATCCACTGGGAAGCGGCCGTGATGAGGCGCGTAAGGAGCGCATCGGTCGCGGTGTTCCCCGGCTGGATATTGAGCCACCCTTCCACGTTCGCAAGGGTCGTGAGCTGCGTTGGCATTATCGGCTCCCTATCCCGTCGCTTCCTTTCCCTTTGCCGGCGCCTTAGCCGGCGCTTCCGGCTCTGGCACTATTTCCATTGCGTGGCCTTCCATAAGGCATTTAAGAGTCGGCCCCGGCAGCCCGTCGGGAACCTCTACGAGGCCGTCTCTTACTTCGTATTCGACGCCCTCGACGCTTAGCGAGGTGGTGCTTTTCGATACGCGCATTTTCATTAGGGACTCCTCGATGCTCACCGCAGAGACGCTGAGACGCAGAGAAAACCTATCTTGATTCTTAAAGAATGAAGATTTTAGCCTTGCAGTTCTCTGTGCCCTCTGCGCCTCTGCGGTGGAATGTCTTTGCCTTTACGCCGGCGCTATGTTGGTAATCACGCCGCCTGCGGGCGGAAAATAGTCGATCAGGGCGCCGTCGCAGTAGATGCCGTATTCGTACTGGTTCGTGCGGCGCGGCCATTCGAGCTGGTAATAGTCGGAGCGGTATTCGAACACGTGCAGCTCGCCCACGTTGCTGAGCTTGTAGTAGTCCTTGACGGAATCCGAATGGAACCGGAGGGTGCCCGGCACCGCGTATGGATGCACGCGCACCTGGACTTTCCTGTTCGTCGCCTGGTTGATGAGCGTTCCGACCACTACGCCGGCGTCGATGGTGGAGTCCACGTTTCTGGCGTCGAGGTTAAACCGGATCAGGGGCGCGCCGCCGTTTGCGACCACGATCTTATTGATCGAAAAGAGTTCCTGGCGCGATACGTCTATGTATTCGGGGCCGAGCTTGTAGTTGTCCCAGAAATAGGCAAAAGCAGTATCTATTTCGGCCACTCCGCCCTGGCCGTTGCTGGTAAGGGGCGTCCCGGTTCCGGGCGTGCCGGTCGCAAGGGAGGCAAAATAGGCGCCGGAATTGGGCAGAAGCGCCTGGGTAAGGAAGCCGTCGTAGATGAAGCCGTTGGTGGAATAGTCGCTCGCGGCGAC